CGGGACAATATCCGGGCTATGCGCAATATCCGCAATACGCGGGTTACACCCAGTATCCGTCAACGCCATCGGGGTTGTGAGAGGCGTTAATTGAGTGGCAGATCCCGTACTGGCGCAATTAAACCGGCTGATCCAGAGCGTGGCCGACCCGTTGCTGTCCGAGATCCTCCAGGACCTGGTCCAGATCTCCAGCGAGGCGCAGGAAGGAACCTGGACGCCGGCTATCGCGTTCGGCGGCAACTCCGTGGGCGTGACGTATGGCACGGCCGCAGGCGGCTACATGCTCTCGACGTCGGCATTGGGTTCCTTTGCGTTCATCACGGGCACGGTCATCTTGACCAACGAAGGAACATCGACGGGCGCGCTGACGATTACGGGCTTGCCCTATGCTCTGGCTGGTCTGGCGGGGAGTTGGGTTCCGGTCAATGTGCATATCGAGAACTTCACGACCAGTACGGGCTCGCCGCAGGGTAAGGTGGCGCCGGGGACGAACGTGATCCAGATGTATCAAACCAAGACGGGCACGGCGTCAGTGATGGATAACACGAATACCACGAATACGAGCGTGATTATCTTCTCGGTGTATTACCGGGTGAGTTGAGCGAAGCGCAAGGCCTCGAGGCCGTAGCCGTAAATAGAGGGAGGTCCTATGCCGCACGGCATGAAACCACACGAAATCCGCAAGATGGCCAACGAGATCCTGTCCGACAAGCCGAGCATGGTGTCGGGCGGGGCATCGACGATCGAAAGCGATCAACCGGAGATCGATGAAGCGAGCGCGCACGAGAATGGGACCGATGTCGAGCACATGCACATCCGTCCGTTTTCCAACGGATGGGCGGTCTCGACGCATCACCGGGAAGGGAAAGGCAACGCCTCGCCGAAGGAGTTTTTCTTCGGCGATCATGAGAAAGTGGCTGCGCATGTCCGTAAAACACTCGGCGCTCATCTGCACGGTTATGAATCCAGCGATGAGCCGGATTTGAAAGAGACGAAGGTCTAAAAGATGGTCCAAGAGCGATTCGCCGAGTATCACATCCTTTCGTTGGGTGCCGGGGTGCAATCTACGACCGTCTATCTGTTGGCAATGGAGGATGCGCTGCATCTCGATTATGCCGTCTTTGCCGATACGCAGGACGAACCGAAAGCGGTTTATAAGCATCTGGAATGGCTGCAATCATTGAACGGACCGGCAATTCTGGTGCGGTCGAAGGGGCGATTGAGTCACGCCTTGTCTATGGTCGAATCTGCTAAGTACGGCAAGCGCACGCGGTTCGCAGCTGTCCCATTCTTCACGCTGAAGCCAGACGGCGACATCGGCCAGACACGTCGGCAATGCTCCAAAGACTACAAAGTTGAAGTGATCGACCGGTGTATCCGGCGTGACATCGTTGGACTTCAGCCACGGCAGCGAATGCCGAAAAACGTGGAAGTCCATCAATACTTCGGCATTTCTCTCGATGAAGCACGGCGCACACTTGGAATCAAAGAGCGTGTGAAGCAACCCCATTTCCCGCTGATCGAACGTGGTTGGACCCGCGCCGATTGTCTGCGTTACCTCGAAACCAAGGTTCCGCACGACGTGCCACGGTCGGCCTGTGTCTACTGTCCATTTCATTCAGACGCGGAATGGATGCGTATCAAGGCCGTTCCGGAGGATTGGGAACTCGCCGTAATGGTGGATGAATCGCTGCGCGTCGAAGGAGCCATTGTTAATCGAAACATGGATGCTCAAATGTTCGCGCATCGAACTTGTAAACCGCTCAATGAGGTCGAGTTCCGTCATGAACGTCAATTCAACATGTTCACGCTTGAATGTGAGGGCATGTGCGCGGTGTAGATAGTTACCTGAAGGAGACGAAGGTCTAGATGGCTGAAGCAGGGCTGGTCCTGGCCGGAATCGCCGCCATGACGGGCTGGATCGTCGCCATCGGCATCTACGGCATGTACCAGGAACAGTCCCGGCACCTGAAGGATGCGCTCTCGGAGCGGGACACCGCGCGGGCGGAAGTCCGGGAATGGACGGATGCGATGGCGCGGGCGAACCGCACGCCGGTTCTGCGGGCGATAGCCGTATCGGAGACGGTGAACTCGTCCAAGACGCCGCCGCCCTACTGGGAAGGCCAGCAGATCATCACGAAGATCACGTCGTCATAATCCGTGTCCAAAGTTCTGAACAGCTTGAAATCCGCTCTCGGGATGAAGGGGAGCGATGCGCCCAATGCCGCCGAGCAGGACCCGATGGCCATCAAGATCTCCGGGTTCATCACGGAAAAGTGGACCGACCTCAAGACGGCCTACTGGATGTACCACTCCTGGATCTGGGGTGCGCTCTTGATGTACGCGGGCGAGCTCTGGATCGAGTACGCGCCCGACCGGAAGCTTTATCAGCGGATCGTTCCCAAAGACGACTTTGTACCGACGCCGCGCATCAACAAATTCGCGCCGGCCATCGACGCCATCGCCTCCAACTTCCAAAATGTGCCGGAAGTCGAAGCGGTGCCCACACCCCTGGACGATGCGATCAAGATCGGGATCTCGGAGGTGTGTAATGAGCTCGCGACGCATTTCGTGAAGATTTCCGGACTTCGCGCCGACTACAAGAACGAGGAGGACAAGGTCGGTCTTGCGGGTCAGTTATTCGTGCTCGCGGGCTGCTTCATGACCAACACGTATATCGACGCGAAGGAGATCGGGCGCAATCCCGTGATGGACGAGGCCCAGGGCTTTGAGTACCAGTGCACGAAGTGCGACACGTATGAAAGCGGCTTTTCGGCCCAGCCCCAGAATTGTCCCAAGTGCGGTAACCCGGACATCCTGACCAATCCCGTGCCGATCCAGGTTCCCTCCATCGATGAGGAAACGCAGCAGCCGAAGACGACGCCGGTCACGGAAGCCGAGGTGCACTGCGATATCGACAATGCCCTGTTCCTGTATCCCCGGGCCGGGGCGAAGAACATGAAGCAGATCGGCTACTTCTTTATCGCCGAGCGTCTGAGCCTGGACGAGATCTGGAGGCGCTGGCAGATCGAGGCGAAAGCGGACAGCGAGTATCCCGACGGCTGGAACACGACCAATGAGAATGCGCTGAATTTCTTTTATCTCGGCTACTCGAATACGTCGCTCTCGGGTAAGGACGCGGCGATGGTCATTCGCGCTTATTGCGAGCCGGGGCAGGTGAAGGATTATCCGGACGGGTTCTACGCGATCTACGTGAACGGGTCGTGCAAGTATAGCGAGCCGTGGCGCTTCGAGGAGCACCCGCTGACGAAGTGCGATTTCAAGTCGATTCCGACGCTGATCTTTCCGCGCTCGGTGGCCTTCGATCTGGTGCAGATCCAGAAGGAGAAGTGCGATTTCTGGTCGATCTTCAAATTGCACGCGCTGACGACGGCGGTTGATCCCTGGATCGTGGATAAAGACTCGCAGACGGATGAGATCACGGGGCGCGGGGACCGGGTGGTGAAATACCGGAAACTGTCGCCCGATACCGTCCCGCCCCACCATGCCCAGTCGGGCCACCTCGATCCGGCGCTCTATGCGCTGGACGACAAGCTGGACCGGGAATTCGACAATATCGGGCAGACGGTGGCGGTCTTTCGGGGGGATCAGCCGGGAAGCGTGAAGGCGGGCGTGGCGATCGAGACGCTGCGCGCGCAAGCCGAGTTCATGTTCTCGGGACCCGTGGCGAACTGGAACGACTGCTGGAAGGAAACCGTCCGCAAGGGCGTGAAATTGATGCAGAAGCATTATTCCCTCGCGCAGCTGGTGGGGATCGCGGGCCAGAACCGCACGGAAGATATCCGGAATTTTCAGAGCGCGGACCTGGATGAGTCGGTCGAATGGATTGCCTCGAGGGGAGGCTTGCCCCGGACGCGCGACGAACGCCGTCAGGAAATGATCGAGTTGTACGATCGGGGGTTATTGGACATCAATGACGCGGAAGTGAAGCAGAAGGCCTTCGAACTGTTCGGCGAAACGGGCCTCTTGACGACGTTCTCGGAGGACGCGAAGCGGGCGCGTTACGAAAACGCGTTGATGACGGGGGGTGGCGATCCGGTCTTCATGCAGGAGATCGACGATCATGCGGTGCATCTGGCGATCCATGGTCAGGACGTGAAGTTGCAGGATTTCCTGCGCCAGCCTCCGGAAGTGCAGCAGAAGAAGATCGAGCATTATCTTGCACATAAGCAGGCATTGACGGGGCAGATGGCCCCGCCGCCTCCGGGGGCGCCGGGTCCGGGAGCGGGGCCAGCGATGGGGGCGCCGCCGCCACCGGGCGCCGCAGGGCCAGGAGGACCGGGGCCAACATGATTTTGTTTCTGGAGATGTTATGAGTGTTGATCCTAGTGCGCCGACCACGGCTGTAACCGAAGCCCCGCCAGCTTCAAGCGCACCGGCTGTAGCCGCCCCGCCAGCGGACGGTAGCGTCGCGGCCCCACCAGCCGCCTCTCCGGAGTCTCCGGGAATCCGGCAACTCCGCGAGCAGTACGAATCCCTGAAGAGCCAGTACGAACCCTGGAAGAATCTGAACGTTCCCATCGAAGACGTCCAGCGTCAGCTTCCGATGGTCGAGCGGATGCACACCGAAGCGGTCCAACTCGGCCAGCGGTTGGGTTACGACGCCCGGGAAGTCGACGAGTTTTTCGCGAAAGATCCGGTTCAGGTGCTGGGCTATCTTCGGCAGGCCGCTCAACAATCCGATAATCGAAACCTGACCGCGACCGATCTCCGCAAGGAGATGAACCGGACGGTCGAGGAAGGCTTGAAACCGATCATCCAGCGGGAAGATGCGCGGATGAACAAGGAGGCGGAGTTTCGCTTCGATACGGAATTTGACCGGCTGTTCAAGGAACAATTCAAGGACCCTCTGCCCGACAAGGCAAAACAGGCCCTCTACGAAATGGTGGGCCAGCTGGTCGGCGAGGATGATGCGGCGATCCGGCGGTTGAAATTTGAAGGCCAGGTCGGGGATATCGGCCGGCATTTCAACGCCGCGAAAACCCGTCTGCTCGACATCTTCGCGGAGTGGTCCACAGCCGAGCGCCAACGCTTGGGTCAGGGGACGCCCGAAAAGCCGAATGGGGCCGCGAAACCGCTGTCGCCTCTGGATAAGAGGCTGAGCTTCGACGGCAAAACCACGGTGCGCGAGCTCTTCAATATCTGAGCGTGCGCGGGAGTCGCACATCGATGTTTTCGAACAAACAGTCCGTGAGCGCGAGTCTCGTTCGTCTCGTGGTGGGACTTTCGGGACTCGTCCTCACGCTCTATCAAAGCTTGCACCACGGCATCGCCCACGGTCTGCCCTGGCTGGTGGCCGATGTCTCTTCCACCACCTATCTGGCCGATGCGAAGGTCATCTATGGGGCCATCCAGAACCAGATTTCCACGATTGCCGCGTTCATGAACCTGCTGGAGAACGGGCCGATGAACGAGCCGATCTCGAACATCGGCATCCGGGGTTTTACCTTCCTGGCGCGGCTGGCCCCGAACTGGAATATGGGCTACCGCGCGGAAGGAACGTCGGGTGTCGGCGCATCCGGAGCACAGGGATTGGCGCAATCGACGGTCAATCTGTCCTATGCGTATGTGCCGATCACGATCACGGGTCAGGCCGAGCAGTTGACCAAAGGCAACGTCAAGGCCTTCATGCAGGCCAAGGCGTTAGAAGCCAAGTTCGACATGAAAGACATTGTCAGCCACGTCAATGTCGTCATGGTCGGGGCGAATCGCGGAGGGCAGCTGGCGCAGGTCGCGGCCTCTCCGGCTCCGACGGCGGGAACATTCACCGTGGACTCGACGGGTCTGTTGCCGGGCGGGATCTTTCTGCGCGTGGGCATGCCGATCGATACGAATGCGGTCGGGGGCGGCACGTTGAATGTCAATAACGGCGTGATTCAAACAATCAATTACACGACCGGGGCCGTCACCTATACGCCGACGACGGCGGGCACGGCGGTGGCGGGTGACGCGATCACGTTGCACGGGGAGGCGGCGACGACGACCGGGGCTTTTCCGCTGACATCGGAGGGTCTGGTCTCGCTGGTCGATTCGACCGGAGCGCGGCAAGGTCTCGATCCGGCGCAAAGCGGCCAGACGTCCTGGCAGGCCTACACGCAGGATGTGGCGGCGGTGCCCTTGACCTCGCAGTTGATTCACGAGCAGCTGGCCTTCTGCAAGAACCGGTCAGGCGAAGATCCGGATATCGGGATCTATCCTTCCTCGCAGATCAATGTGCTGGTGGGGATTGCGACGCAGACCATCCGGTTTCAGTCGACCGATAAGGATTCGAGCCTGGGCAAGAAGGCCCTGGATCTCGGCTTCTCGGTGTTCAATTACGCGGGCCGCACGATTGTGGAAGACAAGGATGCCCGCACGGATCGGACCTACTGGGGCAAGTCGACCATGCTGCGGAAGTTCGAAGCGGTGCCGCTCTCGCTGGCGGAAGATGAAGCGGGAACCTGGACCCGGATCATCGCCTCCGGCGGTATCGCGGATGCGACGGCGGGCCTCTTGCGGTGGTATCTCCAGCTGGGGACGCTGCAGCGCAGTTCCTGGTCCGTGTACAAAAACTTCACGGTGCCTGCGGCGTTTCAGAAGCAGCCGCCGACGATTTAGTTACAGCTCATTCTCGTTGTCTGCTTAGTGCAGCCCCTGGGAGTTCGTTCATCCGCTTCCAGGGGCGCTTTTTTATGAATCCAATGTCGATACCGGATTTCGAGAGCAAGATCCTTTTGGACATCGCGCCGAAAGTGGCGTTTCATCCGGAGGAAAGGGCGAAGCTGGAGCGTCATATCCGGGAACGCGCCGAGATGGTGCGGACGGGGGTGGAGCGATGCCCAGCCTGGTTTCAGGAGGAATTAAACAGTCTGGACCCGCGCCTGCGGGCCTGGTGGAATTGCTGGACCGAGCAATGGGTGATCGACCGGCTTCAGGACGAAGGCGTCGTGGAACGCATGGAGCGGGTGGCCCGGGAGGAAGGCGATCACGATACCGCTCAGGGGTTGCGTGAATCGGCGACGGGACTGCTGGCGGATGGCGCTTATTATCTGACGGTGCTGCGCTTCACGCCCTCCCCAACCTTGCAACTCGACCGGCAATTGATCGCGATGCTGCGGTCCTGCGATATGCAGCGGTTCGAATCGCCTCAGGAATATGTCGCCAGGAAGCGGGAAGCGGCCGAAAAGGTTGAGGCTCGGAATGAGCGGGCCAGTATGGATCAGGTGATGGGGGCCGTGGACCAGATGTCCACGAAGCAATTGGAAAACTTCATCGCGGTCGAAGAAGCCCGTGCATCGGGGGAAACGATTACGGCCAGGGGCGAGGACGCGAAGTTTCTGGAGCGCGCGGCCGAGGAGCGCCGGAAAGCCCTGGCCCAGGCGGAGGCTCGAGGCGAGATATTGTCGCTTGATATCGGGGACCGGGCGATCAATCCCGGCATGCACCCGCAACGATACAGGCGGAAGCGGGCGAAGCGCGAGCGCGGTAGCGCGTAGCCGGAACGGGCGAAGCGCAAGTGCGATAGCACGCAGCCGGAAATGAGGAATTGAATGCGATTTGTCTACCATGTGGACGATGAAACAGCCCACATCACCGTGGACGGCCGGATGATCTCGATCCCGCCGAATGAAATCTTTGAAGTGCCCGAACTGCGGGGCAACCACTTCAATAACAACGGACCCTGTGAATACATCATCACGGAGGCGAAAGTGGCGGAGGAACTGATCCGGCAGGGCTGGTATCACGGCATCGTGGATGTGCCGATCCGGAGGTCGAAGAACGGCATGGAGGCGGATGTGGAAGCGGCCCGGAAACTCGCGACGGCGCTGCTGATCGACAGCGAGGACAAGATCCTGGGGCAATATATTTCCGACCAGCAGGAGCGGACGACGGTCCACGGCAAGGCCGCGATCGCGCCGATCGGGCGGGTGTTGAAAATCATCGAAGCGCGGGGGATCGACCTGGAGAAAGACTACAACATTTCGCCTCCGGGCTACGGGATGGCGAAGGCCCGCAACCGGGATGCGGAAGTGGAGGAGTTGAAGCACCAGATGGCGGAACTGCAGAAGGCGTTGATGGTGACGGCGAAGGAGAAACGCCCGGCGTGAGCGGCCCAGTGTGAGCGCTCGAGCGCGGAACATCCAATATGGCCGGCAACTGTATTCCCTTTCGTCAAGAGGCGCTGACCGTACTCTATGAACGCCAGGAAGCGACGACGGTACCGAACCCAAGAGCCACGGTTCAAGTCGAGGAGTGTCAGGCGGGAGCCCCGATGATCATCGGTACTCCGGTTCCGGGCGGGATCGCGAAGTCGGTGCTCTTTGTGGACGCCTCCGGCTACCTGGCTCAGGACAACCCGGCGTTCGTTTACGACGCCGTGACAAAGACGCTGACCGTATCCGAGATCACGGCGACGGGCGTTACGGCCTCGGGGACGATTCAAGCGAATACGCTTTCGGCGCCGACGATCACCTCGACCGGCAACATCACCGGTTTGAACGTCACCGC